GAAATTATTTCTATTATAAATCAAAACATGGAGGAAAAAACCAATGAAGTGTATTAAAGCACTCCGAGCTTCAAAAAATATTGAAGTAGGAGAAATCAAAAGAGTTGATGACAAAACCGCTGATAATATGGTGGGGTTATCTTGGGCTTATGTCCCCAAATCAGAATGGAAACTCGCCACTCGTAAATCCAAACCAAAAGAGGAGAGTGAAGAACCAAAAAAGAAATCAAATCCTAAACAAATGGATGGACAACCTTCAACAGAACCATTCGTAAAAACAAGAAAAAAAACAAATAATGGCAAACGTTAAAAATCATTTATTCGAAATGCTTCGCTTAGAAGCGGAAGCTCAAAAAGCAAAGGCTTTTTTGAGTTTGGAACTTTTATCAAATCACGCGGCAGGAATTGGTGACCACTCAACAGGAGATTATTACAAAAACGCTGAAGAAGCTCTTCAGATGCTGGTAGATGCTGATGATAAACTTGAAGCGATTCAGAAATATTTCAAATAATGAAAAAAGTTTTTAGAAAACTCGAGTGGTGGTTTGACTATTACATAGCGTACTTTTTATATAATGGAAACAAAAGAGACAAATACAACCAGTATATGGAACAAAAGTGGGGAAGCCAGAGTTAACCTTTCGGAAAAGTATAAATCTTTTTTGTGGTTGTGGGATAAAACAGGGACCAGTCTTGCTAAAGAAATATTTTCCCATTTCAATTTTTCATTTTATGATTTTTCAGAGTCACCAAAAAAAATAATATCAGACACCATATCTCAATTTCATTACTGTGGTCTGTTCCAAGGACATGAAAATTATTTATTGATTGCTACAGCAAGAAATCCCTACACCCGCCTTTTTTCACGGTTCGTAATGAATTTCCCTGACAATAAAATCACAATCGAGGACTTTCAAACTTTCGTGGAAGAGTTCTCACAATCACCGAACAATCTTTCTTGTTGTGATTTCGAAATAAGAAAACCAGATTTCTTTATTAGAGTTGAAAATCTTTACACCGATTATTGTAAAATTCCATTCATAAATGAATCTGAATTGAAAAAAAATGGAACATTGATGATATTATGTAATAACTTAGTTAATAAAGGAAGAGGAAACTTTAATTGGAAAAACTTTTATAATCAATCTATTGCTGACATGGTTTTTTATTCTTGTCAAAAATATTTTGACTTATTAGATTATGATAAAAATTCATGGAAAAAATAATCTTATGAGTGTAGTTGATGATACAAAAGAAATGGTGAATGGACCGTCCCATTATGGTGGTGCTGACAATCCATATGAGGTCATCAAAGTTTGTGAGGCTTGGGGTCTTGATAAAGACGCCTATTTGTTTAATGTTGTTAAGTACGTAACGAGAGCAGGAAAAAAACACTCAGATAAAGAACTTGAGGATTTGAAAAAAGCCGCTTTTTATTTGGAGAGAAAAATTAGAAATTTAGAAAAATGATTATATGGTTAACAGGTCAACCTGGGTCAGGTAAGACCACAATCTGTAAAAGAATTCTTTGGGAAAAACCCGGTGTCTTTCACATTGATGGTGATGACCTCAGAGACTTGTTCGACAACAAAGACTATACAGAAGCAGGTAGAAGAAAAAATATTGAATTGGCTCAACAAATTGCCGAATACCTTCAAAAAAAAGGTAGAGATGTAGTTGTCTCATTGGTTTCCCCTTTCAAAGACCAAAGAGATAAGTTCAAACAAAAGATGGGGGATAATCTCTTTGAGGTTTACATTCATACAAGAGAAGCTAGAGGTAGAGAGGATTTCTTTGTAAAAAATTATGAACCACCAACAGAAAATTATTTGAGTATTGATACAACAGACGAATCTGTTGAAGACTCATTCATCAAAGTTTTGAATTATGCAAAAAATACACGTTGAGGGAGACCCCAAACTCAAAAACACAGGGGCTAAACAATATTCCATGTTTATCGGCCGTTGGCAACCTTGGCACGCAGGTCACAGGTGGTTGATTGACCAAAGATTAAATGAAGGAAAAAATGTTTTGATTTGTATCAGAGACATCAAACCTGATGAAAAAAACCCATTTAGCGCTCAGGAAGTTGAAGCGAACATAAAAAAAGAACTTTGGCAACTTATTGGTGATGAGACGGTAAAAGTTGTAATTATACCTGACATCGAATCAGTAAATTTCGGTCGTGGTGTTGGTTATGACATCATTGAACATATACCACCTCAAGAGGTTGGAGATATCTCTGCAACAAAAATAAGAGAACAAATGAAAACTGAGGGAAAACTATAATGGAAACCAACAAAATATATAATGGGGACTGTATCGAGGTCATGAAGACTTTTCCTGAAAATTCTATTGACCTGATTGTCACCTCACCACCATACGGAGTAGGTATTGAGTACGACTCGTTTGATGACGACATGTATTTTGAGGAATACAAAACTTTCTCGAAATCTTGGTTGACAGAAGCTTACAGAGTCCTGAAAGACGATGGAAGAATTGCTCTCAATGCACCATATGAAATCAATCGTCAAGATAAGGGTGGAAGAATTTTTATGATTTCCGAATTGTGGTCCATAATGCAAAAGATTGGTTATTATTTTTATGGATTGGTTGACCTTGACGAACAATCACCTCACAGAAGTAAGACTACGGCTTGGGGTTCATGGATGTCCCCTTCAGCCCCTTATATTTACAATCCAAAGGAGTGTGTTCTTCTCGCTTATAAGAACAAACACATCAAAAAAGTCAAGGGTGAACCAGAGTGGGTTGGAGTTATTGAGGATGTGGAACAAGAGGATGGAACAAAAAAGAAAAAGACTTTATATACAGAGGAACAGAAGAAAGAGTTTATGGATTTGGTGTATGGGCAGTGGCCATACTTTGCAGACACAAAACAGATGACCAAAGCAACCTTTTCCTTGGACATTCCGATGAAAGCCATGAAGATACTCACTTACAAAAACGATTTAATTTTGGACCCTTTCTGTGGGTCTGGTACAAGTTTGGTTGCCGCAGTAATTGGTGACAGAAGATGGATTGGGATTGAACTCAGTGAAAAGTATTGTGAAGTAGCACGAAAACGTGTACAACATTTTATAGATAAGAAAAATCAACCTGAACTTGATTTTGAAAAGGGGTCTTAACCCCTTTTTTTATTGTCTTGATATTTATATAAAAATCTTTTTTATGAAGGAAGAAGTGGTAAAAATGTTGGTTCAGATGCAACTTCAATGGAAGTTCTTACATTGGCAAACATTTGGAGACGCAAAACACAGAGTATATGGAGAAATATATGATGGACTCGGAGAATTAATTGATGAATTTGTTGAGACGATGATGGGTAAATACGGAAGACCTGAGTTCGACCCGAAGTTCGGTTTAATGTTCCAAGATATAAAAGCTATTAGCATTCAAGAATTAGTAGATGGAATTGTAGAATTTTTAGTTTCATTCTCCGAACAACTTGACCCAAAGTACGATACAGACCTTCTTAATATAAGAGATGAGATGTTAGGTTTGATTAATAAATCTAAATTCTTGTTAACATTAAAATACTAATCATGACAAAAAAAATTATAAGATTAACTGAATCTGAACTAACTAAAATCGTTCGAAAAGTAATTAACGAACAAACAGAAGAAAGAAACTTTATAAAGGGAATACAACAGTTTTTAAACACCAAAGGGGCGAAGTTGGCGGTTGACGGAAAGACAGGACGTAACTCTAAAACTGAACAGGCGATTATGGATTACCAAAAAAAAATTGGGGTTTATCCTACTGACGGAGTTTGGGGTCCTGATACTTGGGAAAAAATGCCTGAGAAAGATAGAGTATTGTTGAAGAAACTAATTGCACAAGAAGGTGGAGTAATTGATAGATTTTTAAATTTCATTGGTTTAGATTAATGAGAAAACTAATTAACGAAAGCGGATTAAGAGATATTTCAGCACTTAAGAAAAGATATCCGAAGGCTGAGATTTATTTCCATTTGGATTTGGATGGTGTAACTACGGCGATTGCCATGAGAAAATACCTTGAAGATAACGGTATCAAAGTGGTTGGTGCTCACACAATTCAATATGGTGATAAAAAATTTTCCGTAAAGAAGGGTGATGCTGAGGGGGACACAATGCCGGTTCTCGTAGATTTTGCCCACGGTAAACCAATGTTCGTAATTCACACTGACCACCATGACAGACAAGTAGGAGCTGAGGCTGGCGCTTCGAAATCATTCAGACAAGCTCGTTCAAATGTCGAAACAATTTCTCAGATAGTTTCACCAAAAGATTTATTTCCATCTTCAGACGTTTTACTTATTAGCACAGTAGACTCCGCTGACTTCATCAGACAAGGAATTACTCCTGAGGAAGTAGTTAACTATATTTTCAGATTAGATAAAGACAACACTTTACAGAAGAACAAAATGTTGATGGGACTTGTTATCAACAAACTAATATTGGCTTTTAAAAATAGGAGAGGGTTCATGGAATCTCTAGTAATGGACTCAGAGCCATCTCTTTTATCTATATTCAATAATATAAAGAAATGGATGAAACAAACCAATGCCGAAACTCCTGATGTATTACAAAAAAGGTCAGAAGACTATTTTGAGCAAATGAAAAAATATCCAAAGACTCACGTTGAAAGTGGTATTATATTTCAATATGGTGCTGGTAGTATGAAAACAGGTTCATATGACAGGTATACTCCTTTCAGAGTAAATCCCGATGCGGATTTTATGATTTTAATGTGGCCGATGGGACTTTTACAAGTTTCTTGTAATCCATTCAAAAAAGACAGGAAACTAAAAGGGGTGAACTTGGGTGAAATTGCTCAAGAGGTTCTGAAACCATATGAGGCTCAACTCAAAAAAAAGGTTATCCCTCTTTCAACACTTAAATGGTTAAGTGAAGTGTCTGTTGGTCCTGATAGTGTTGGATTTACTTTCAAAGACTTCGATGCTCTGTTTGGTGGAAAATTTTCTTTTTTGGAAGGTGGAGATGAAATACTTGCAAAAGTAAAACCAGTTATGGATAAACCTTTTTCGGAACTCACTGAGGAACAAAAACAATTATTAGATAAAATAGGAATTAACGCTTGGGATTTTATTCAAGCCAATTCAGGTGGACACAAATGTATAACCAACATTTCAGGCCTAAATTTCTTGGGAAGAAAGACAAGACCTTCTCAAGACCCATATAGATATGAGCCTGACAAACCAGATGTTCCGTATATTAAGTTTATGAAACAAATTGGAAGCAAATTCTTCCATAAGTTAAAAGAACAAATTAATAATTCAGAGAAAGAAACGAAAGAGGTTTAAAAAATATACTCAACAAAATCACCCTCTTCAATCTCGAGTTCATCACAAAGTCCTCCTTTGATTTCAAGAACAATATTTCCTTCTCCACGGAATCTCGGACAAGGTTCCTCCTCACAGGGTAGACAATCATGATGAATTTTATTTATTGTATTGTTCTTAATGATTATTATGTCAAGGGGAATAATACAATTTTTCATCCAAAAACTCTGACTCTTGCCACAAAGTAAAAAAAGGAGGGCGTCAAAGGATTCATCAAAAGTTTTTCCCATCATCCCAATTGATTGAGATTTTTTATCAATCAAAACTTTTGTTTTAAAAATATTTTTGTTAATTTTGACAAACACAATAATAAATACGAATGGAATCGAAAAGATACGCAGGAGTCATGGTAAAGTGGGGTGATAAAATCCTTCTTTGCAAAAGAAATAATTTGGGTTCATTCCCTGGTATGTGGTCAATACCTGGTGGGAAAATGGAGGAGGGAGAAAGTTCTCAAGAAAGCGCAAAAAGAGAGTTTGTAGAGGAAACTGCTCATAACATCGACGGTCAAGAGTTGAAATTTATTGGATTACTTCCAAGACATACTAGAGATGGTAAAAAAGTCAAAGGACTCATGTATGTATATCAACTCGACACTGACCAACCAATTGAACCCGATTTTGCTGCGGCGAAAGACGGAGAAGAACACACAGATTGGAACTATTTCAAGTTAGACGAAATAGACCCGAAAACCTGTGGAGAATACATTTATAAACTCGCTAAAATTATATTAGAATGATTTGGGTTATAATCTTATTTGTTGTAACGATTGCTTTCGGTCTTTACTCTTGGTGGGACATTGAAAAACAAATTAAGGATAACATAGATAGAATGGATATGTGAATATTTCACCACGTTCTGACTTTTAGTCAACATGGTGATATTTATTATCTCATCCCTAAAAGGGTGAACATCCCCACCGATTCAAGTTTTCAACCGAGAGGTTGGTAAAGAAACCTGAATCATACGAGACAGAAAAAGTCTCAAAAAAAGTCCCACAAGTTTGGTGTTTCAAAAAAATATCTTATCTTTGTGGGACTTTATTATCAAAAGAAGTTCTTTAAAATATTTCTACCTGAGGTTCAACCAGAGCATGACTCGGATGGTGACACGGGGACTTGGGTAGATTTTTGGGCTCATAACTAAGTTTGAAGTTCTTTTCCTTTTTTGATAATATTTATTGATATGCCACTGAAAGACAAAGAAAAACAAAGAGAAAGAAATAGAGAATATCAAAAAAAACACTATCAACAAAAAAAAGAATATTACAAAAACAAAGCCAAAGAGAGTAAAAAAAGAGTCAAAGAAAAATTTGATGAATATAAAAAAACACTCTCTTGTAAAATTTGTGGAGAAAACCATCCCGCAACATTAGACTTTCACCATAAAAACCCTGAGGAAAAACAAATTATCATTTCTCAGGCGGTTGGAAGAAGTTGGGGTTGGAAAAGTTTAGTTAGAGAGATAGAAAAGTGTGATATTCTCTGTGCAAATTGTCACAGAAAATTACACTACGAAGA